GATTGGCGTGCTCAGCGTCAACGCAGAGGCCAACGCGATTATTATGCCTAACGGTCTACCTATGTACTACAACGGGTTACATGTTACTGGGCAAGGTCAGTATGGTGACGAGTACGGTGTTAAGACGCGCAACGGTATAGAGAAAATCTATGGCGGTAAAGTCATTGAGAACGTATGCCAAGCACTAGCAAAGCTAGTTATTGCCGACCAGATGCTGCTTATTAAGAAGCGTTACCCTGTAGCACTTACTGTGCACGACTCGATGGTTGCAATAGCACCTGAGAACGAAGCGAAGAAAGCAGGGTACTATGTATTCAAATGTTTACGCCACGTACCAGATTGGGCTGAAGGTTTACCGTTAGACTGCGACGTGGGCTACCACAAATACTACGGGTCGTGTGAAAAGAACACCGATGCGTTTACTGAAATGTGCAAGAGAAGATGGGATAAAGAACATGAGTGAAGACCTTTTTAAATACGCACCTCCAGAGGCGGTGAAACTTCGCGTAGCAGATGCTAAACACCCCATAAATGATGAAACGTGGTCTAGACGGCTGGCGTGGTTTGCTGAGGGTGGCTGGATATGGGACGAAGACACCCAAGAGTATACAAACCCCAGCTGGCTTTGCCCTTTGGCTGAATGGACAACAATAGCGGAGAAAGACAGTGACTCAACAAATTAAGATAAAGGCTATATACCCGACATCATACAGCAACATAAAAGCGTTCGAGCAGTGCCCTAAGCAGTTCTACCATGTGAAGCACTTAGTTGAGTACCCGTTCATCGAAACCGATGCTATACGTGAGGGTAATGCGTTTCATAAAGCAGCCGAGAACTACATACGTGATAACCAGTCACTGCCCCCTAAATTTGAGTATGCTAAACCTACGCTCGACTCGTTAAATGCCAAGCAAGGTACAAAGCATTGCGAAATAAAGCTAGGTATAACAGACACTTTGGAGCCTTGTACTTTTTTCTCGAAGAAAGTTTGGATACGTGGCATTATAGACTTATTGATTATTGATGCAGAGAACAAGATTGCATGGGTAATCGACTATAAGACAGGTAAGAACACCAAGTGGGCAGATACTGACCAACTTGAGTTAATGGCGCTACTGGTTTTTGCAAGCTACCCTGAAGTAGATGAAGTACGTTCGGGACTTATATTCGTTAAGGCTAACGAACTTATTCGTAAGAAGTACCAGAAGGTACAGCGTAGCGAGTTATGGTCTACTTGGATAAAGCGTCATAATAAAATGATGGAAGCGCACAAGCTAGACAAATGGCCTACGCGGGAGTCCGGACTATGTAGAGCACACTGCCCCGTGCAAGAGTGCATTCACAATGGAGCGAACAACTAATGGCAAAAGCAAAACGAGCTAAGCAACCATACAAAGGCAAAGGTACGCCTGAATTTGCACGTCGTATGGAGCTTCAAAAAGCCAGACGGGCAGTAGATAAGAAAGAAGGTGGCGCAGTAACTAAAGTTAAAAACGGCAAACGTGTTGCTAACACAGCGGCGAAAAGAAAAGGCAAAGACGTAAGCCACGTTAAAGCGTTAAGCAAAGGCGGTACTAATAAAGACGGTGTTAAGCTAGAGAGCCGTAGTACCAACCGAGCTAGAAACTACAAAAACAAAAAATAGTCGTTATGGGAATTCCATAACACTTCAACCGGATACAGTATGCAATTTATAAACGACAAAGCTGTCTTGTTGGAGGCTGACAACCCCCAACAGATAGTGAATCTAATACCAAAGAGCAAGTTGGTAGACGGAAGAGTGGCTGTCCATTGGGGTCTGGAAGAAACAATGGTGATGCGGAATTTAGGCTTTGACGTGCCTAGTCCCATCGAAAAACGCTACAAATGGCCTACCACATTCAGACCTTACGACCACCAGATAAAGACCGCTGCATTTCTCACTCTTAACAAGCGTGGTTATTTGTTATCAGAACAAGGCACGGGCAAAACCGCATCGGCTATATGGGCTTCAGACTACCTACTCAAACAAGGTAAGATAAACCGCGTGTTAGTCGTCTGCCCTCTGTCTATTATGGATTCGGCATGGAAAGACGACCTGTTCAAGTTCGCTATGCACCGTACAGTAGAAGTTTGCCACGGGCCAAAGCAGAAACGTCAGAAGGTACTGGCCCTCAACACCGACTACGTGATAATAAATTACGACGGTATTGAAGTAGTGCGCGAGGACATAGCTGCCGGAGGCTTCGACTGCATAATCATCGACGAGGCTAATCACTATAAGAACGCACAGACGGACCGATGGAAAACACTTAACGCGTTAATCAAGCCTGACACTTGGTTGTGGATGATGACGGGTACACCCGCCGCACAGAACCCTGTTGATGCGTACGGCCTAGCAAAGATGATGAACCCAAGCGGAGTGCCGAAGTACTTTGGTCGCTTCCGTGACATGGTGATGAATAAACTAACGCAGTTCAAATGGGTTCCTAAACCTGACGCTCGTGACATTATTCATAACGTACTGCAACCTGCTATTAGGTACACCAAAAACCAATGCCTAGACTTACCTGAAGTCGTTATAGCGAAACGCGATGTGGAGATGACGGCACAGCAGAAGAAGTACTATAAGCTACTCAAAGACAAGATGGTCATGTCAGCGGCAGGTGAGGCGGTTACCGCTCGTAATGCGGCTATCCAGTTAGCCAAACTCATGCAGATTAGCCTTGGCGCGGTGTACACCGACGAGGGAGAGATATTGCGATTCGATGTAAAGTCACGCTATAAAGAGTTACGTGATGTTATCGACGAAGCAAGTAAGAAAACACTTGTGTTCGTGCCCTACAAGAATTGCATCGACCTCGTAGTCGAGAAGCTACGCAAAGATAAAATATCATGCGAGGTAATTAGTGGTGACGTGTCAGCAGGCAAACGCAGTGAGGTATTCAGAAGATTCCAAACGTCGGATACGCCTGAAGTTTTAGTTATCCAACCTCAAGCCGCCGCACATGGCGTTACACTGACCGCCGCAGATACTATCGTCTGGTGGGGGCCAACTCCATCACTCGAAACTTACCTGCAAGCCAACGCTCGTATCCATAGGCCGGGACAGGATAGTAAATGTACGATTGTTCAGCTACGCGGTTCGTACGTAGAGAGACGTTATTACGCCATGTTGGACAAGAAAATAGACTTCCACACAAGTCTAGTTGACCTTTACCACGAAATACTTGACTAACGTAAGAATACCTATTATATTGTGAGTTCAACCAACAACCGGAGATTACAATGGCTGAAGAAAACCCTAACGGCGCTTTGCCGGAAAAGCTAACCCGCGTCTTTCTAAAGATTCGTGACAAGCGCAGTGAAATCAAAGCTGAGTTTGACAAGCAGGACAAAATCCTCAGAGAACAGCAAGATAAAGTCAAAGCTGCACTCCTAGATTTCTGCAAAGAAAATAACCTAGAAAGTGTTAAGACAACTGCGGGTACGTTCTTCCGTACTGTCAAGACACGTTACTGGACGAATGACTGGGAAGCGATGAATAACTTTATCAGGGACCATAACGTTCCTGAGTTTTATGAGAAGCGTCTTAACCAAACTGCGGTTAAAGAATTCATTGCTGAAGAGCTTGACGGTGAGGTGCCAGACTTTATCAATATGAATTCTGAGTATCAAGTCTCAGTGAGGAAAGCAAAATGAGCGGTCCCTTCGCAGGTATAGAAGCAATCTCTAACTACTTCGGCGTATCGCATTCCACGATACGCCAGTGGGTAAAGGATAAGAAAATCCCAGAAACAAGTTACATTAAAATCGGCTTAACGTACCGTTTTCATTTACCTGCCGTACAAGACGCGCTTGTTAACTACAAGAACCGCGAGGGCATGACGGATGAACAACGCGCTAAGATTGCCGATGACATTCTCAACAGCATAGACGGAGTGTTACCAAACGATGCACCAGAGAAAGTTTCGGAAGAAAAAGTCCAAGCTGCTGAAGCAGAGTTGGAGAGCAAGGTACGCGGTGTACCACATCTGAAAGACGACCCTGAGCTTGATAAAGAGCTAGAGGGTATTCTGGACGAACACGATGAACTACAAGACCTATAAGGTGGCAAAATGAACGACCTAATGAATATTAGCTCTGCGCTTGCAAACTCTGACTTATTCAAGAGCTTGCAGGAAACAACAGATAAACTAGCAGGTGGTGGCGGCGATTATAAACGCATCAGCTTGAAAGGTAGTAAGTTCCGCTTAGTTGTGGGCGGTGAACAAGTGGGTAAACCACGTACTGACTCGTTAAACATTGTTATCGTAGAAGCGGCTGAACTTTCTCGCACTTATTACGAGGGTGACTATGACCCTGATAACCCCACACCTCCTACGTGTTGGTCTGCGGATAGCAAAAAGCCTGACGATAGAGTACCTGCCGACCAAAGAAAGTCTGAGAACTGTAAAGACTGCCCTATGGCTATCAAAGGCAGTGGACAAGGCCAAAGTGCCGCATGTCGATTCTCACAGCGTTTGGCAGTAGCACTTGATACTGAACTAGACCAAGACGAGATTCCGGTCTATCAGCTTAGTCTACCCGCTAAGTCTGTGTTCGGTGCGGCTGAGAACGGCCACATGCCGATGCAAGCCTTCGGTAAAATGCTTAAAACTCACAAAGCCCCTGCTATCGCTGTGGTTACTGAAATGTATTTTGACGAAGATAGCGATACGCCTAAAGTGTTCTTTAAACCTAACCGCATGTTAGCTGAGGACGAGTTAAAGCGTGTTGTTGAACTACGTGACTCTGAGCAAGTTAAAGATGCACTAGTGATGACGGTATCCGAGGCTGATGGTGTTGCACCCGCCGTAGTTAACGAGCCAGAAGAAAAACCAAAGGCCAAAACTAAAGCGAAACCTAAGCCAGAACCGGAGCCAGAACCGGAAGAAGAAGAAGAAGTAATAGAAGAACCTACCAAGGTCAGTAAAAAAGCTGAAAAACCTGAAGTGGACATCGACGACGACTTAGCAGGACTAATCGAAGATTGGGACGAGTAGTCGTTATGGGAATCCCATAACGGGGTTCCCTTATTTTTCTTCAGGGGATGGCAATGAACCGTGAAAATTTTATAAGGGCGCTACTACCTACAAGGGGCCTATACGCATTATTTGCGAAACATAAAGACCAAGAGTTCCCAAAGCAGACGTTCTACCAAACAATAAGTGACTTGTTAGCAGCTACCGAGGACTACGACGATTACGATTTGTATTGTGGTATCGCCACATTCAAAGAGAAAGGTAACCGTACGCAGGCTAACGTAGAAGAAATCAAGGCATTTTTCTTAGACCTCGACGCGAAAGACTTCGGCTCGAAAAAAGATGCGTTTATCGCATTGCAGAAATTTCTCAAAGACACGGGGTTACCCGCACCCGCACTGGTCGATTCAGGCCGTGGCATACATGTCTATTGGATTTTAGACAAAGCTATCGACGGGAACCAGTGGACTAAACTGGCAGATAAACTGAAAGAACTTTGTGCTCAACACGCATTTAAGGCAGACCCCGCGGTTACATCAGACGTTGCACGAGTCATGCGTATCCCCGGCACTTTTAACCACAAAGAGCAAGACCCGATACCTTGTAAAGTTAAGCGGTTCGACCCCAATCAAGAATTACTGTCCGTCGAGAAGTTTGCGGACCTAATAGGGCACACGTATATAGAAGAGCCCATACTTCAGATGCCAGCAGGATTCGAGCATTTAGAAGATAGTCTGACTGACAAGTTATCAGGTAACCTCGAGGCTTCATTCAAAACAATAATGAAGAAAACCCAAGAGGGTAAAGGCTGCAAACAACTCGCTAATGCCGTGGTAAACAATGCGTCTCTCGATGAACCCACGTGGCGTGGGGCGTTATCCATCGCTGTGCGATGTGTTGATAACAGTATTGCCATGCGTAAGGTGTCGGAGAAGCACCCCGACTATTCGGAATCGGCTACGCGTAAAAAAGCAGACGAAACGAAAGGTCCTTACACGTGCGAGATGTTCAACAACTTAAACCGTGGCGTGTGCGACAACTGCCCGAATAATGGCAAGATAAAGTCACCGATTGTGCTAGGGCATCAGCTAGCAGAACCCAAAAAAGACGAAGATGACGAGTACGTAGAAGTTACCAAGATAGTCCGTGACGGTATTGTGCGAGGGGAAGTCACTGCTAAAATACCTGCCCCACCGAAGGGTTACGCGTATGGTAAAGAAGGCGGCGTGTATCTTAAAAGCCAAGACGCTGACGGCAATCCTGATTTTAAACTGGTCTGCAAACATACTCTCTATATCGCGGACAGAACATACGATGATATAGAACACAGTGAAGCACTTGTAGCGCGTGTCCATTTACCCCATGACGGTGTACGGACTTTTTCGATAACAAACGCTCAGGTATCTTCTTCTGACAAGTTAAGAGAAGAACTAGCTAAGAAGGGTGTTTTAGCGAATAACCAGACCGAGCTTAGGAGATATATTATGGCGTGGGTAGACCACTACCAACAGACCACCGTTGCTAAGAAACCAGTACGGCAGTTTGGTTGGCAAGACAAAGACTGTACGCAGTTCGTATTAGGTGAGACTCTATATACCGAGAACGGCCCTATGCTATCGCTTCCGTCTGCTAGAACGACGCCCTACCTTTCATACTTTGAATCTAAGGGTAACTTGCAAGGGTGGGTAGATAACATGAAATTCTGGGACGACCCCAGATATGTACAACAACAGTTAGGTGTCGGCTTAGGTGTCGGTTCTATACTTATGCAACGTGACAACGTAAACGGCGCGATAATGCACCTTGGTGGTAAGTCCGGTGTTGGTAAAAGCGCAGTAGCTAAAGCCGCTCTTAGTTTGTGGGGTAACCCGAAAGAGTTGATGATGCACTTTGAGGACACGAAAGCGTCGTCTATGAACCGTGCCGAAGTGTGGAATAATATCCCGTTTGTGCTCGATGAAATAACTAACATATCGCCAACAGAAGCCTCTCAACTCATATACCAAATGACCAACGGTAAACAGCGTAACCGTATGAATAACGCAACCAACGAGGAACGTGTTAGGGGCGGCACTTGGTCTTTAATTGCTATTACCACGGGCAACATGAGTCTGGTCGATAAAGTTATGGGTAGAGGCGGTAAGTCTGCACCGGAAGCGGAAGCCCAACGTGTAATCGAGATGGAAGTTAAGAAGCAGTTTGAACAAAGCGACTTTGAACAGAGCAGGGCGGCAGGTAATTTTGAAGCTGAGTTATCGAGCCATTACGGTGTAGCGGGACCTGTTGTAGTCGAATGGATAATCAAAAACCCTATAGAAACGGACATGATTATTGCAAAGGTACGTGAAGCGGTAGAGAAACGCGCCAAACTAGTAATCGCTAACCGTTTTTGGACAGCAGGTGCAACGTACGCTATTGCAGGGCTAGTAATACTTAAAAAGCTAGGGCTTGTTAACTACGACCCTAAGAACGTACTAAGATACATAGTCCAAGACTTGTTACCGTATAATAAGCAACGTATCGCTGATATGAGAACGTCGGCAACTCAAACAATCAGTGAGTATCTGGCAGAAAACTTAGGTAGCTTCTTGCAGATACGCGACGATAGTGACGTTACTCAGACGGCTGATGGTAATATAATACCTCCTGACCAGAAGGTTAATATAAAACTGCTTGGCAGGTATGAGTCCGATAAAGGTAGGCTCTACATATTAATAAGTAAGTTTAGAGAATGGTGCGTGGATAGGCAGATTAGTTACTCTGCGCTTTGCGCCGACCTAAAACAAGAATTCCCAGAAACAGAGTCTAAGTCGTGTAGGTTAGGCACAGGTACTAAGTTAAAACTCGGCAGTAGTAAGGCGCTGATAATTCCTTGGAAGCAAGGGATAGACGGTGATGATAATTGATGTTGACGGGGTAAAGTTTGCCATCCGAGGGAGCGATATTGGGGCAGGGACGTCCTTTTTTATACCGTGCGTTGAGGCACAGAAAGTCGTCTCGCAAGTTAGAAAACACTTCAGACACCGGAAATGGAAACTAAAATACGTAGCCAGAGAAGAAAAGGGCTATTTTGGTGTACGCATTTGGCGAATCTTGTGATACATTTAACTCGATAGCTACCCCACTTCGCCGTGGTAGAGTTATCTCCGGTTGGCCCCGCTTCGGCGGGGCTTTTTATTACCTTTTAGGGAATAACACCGTATCTAGTACATCCTCATTTTGCTGATTCAAATACTCCTGCATTCTCTTACTAATGCTAACACCGTTGTACATTTTCTCCGTAGTGCGTAGATGACCTTTTAAAGAGCGTTCTACACGTTCAGGAGTTAAGGCGAACTTAGGGTTACGTTTATTAAACTCGTTAATCTCACGCCGAACCTGCAATGCCGTAGATATATCACCCGTACGTAGGGCAACATAGTATTTCTTAGTCAGTTTAGAAGCCTTGCTGTTTATAGCTTCGTCAATGTTTTTCACTCGACGATTCTGCTCTTGTTGGCGTAGGTACTCTTCCGGTGCGAAACCAATGACCTGCGCGGCTACTTCGCCTGATGACAAGTCACCATGTATTAGGTCGTAGCGCCGCGTTCTAATACCCCCTTGCTCAGCATACCGGAAAGGCTTCATCATGTTAGTGATTGCGGCAGGTACTAGTTGTTCGATACCACGCTGATACTCGCCGTTAGAGACATCTTCAGCACCGCGAATAAACCGTTTCCCTATACTTAGCGCAACACCACCAACAAGACCGCCGATGCGTTCTTCAGGGCTTGGGTTAGGGTTGAAGCGGTCCTCTTGCAAGAGTAAATCTGTCATACGCATACGGATACCTGCATCGACGTCCACACCTAAACCTTCTAATAACGCATTCACACCACCTCGGAACATACCTTGGTTCATGTAGCTCTGCACAACAGTATCGAAATCTTCTTCGTCATCGTCTGCAAGGGCGTTGTAAATAGCTGAAATCGCCCCGTACAATGGCATACCGTATACACCAGAGAAAAACAGCGCTGAACCGTGCAGTCCAATGATTTGTCGTAGCGCTTCCTTCTTCTGTTTCGGGTTACCTTTAAACATTTCATTGATAGCTTGCTTGCCTGTTTGGAACATCATGGTATACATTTGAATACCATAGTTCTTGTACATCAACGCGACACGCCCGATACCTTCTTGAGATAAACCTGACGCAGTTTCAAGCGTAGAGCCACCGTTAATACGTTGAGTGTATTCAATAGCGTACTCTGCGGCTTCTTTACGTGCCATGACATCGCTCATACCCTCGGCTTTTAGCTTATCTCTCTGCAAATTGTAGGTTGCAATCAAAGTAACTTGACGGTTATAACGTTCAGCTTGACTGAACATCCCCGCACTTAGTCCTGTTAACTTGTTAAACCAACCTGACTCTACTTTTTTCCCACCTTCTTCAAGACCTAACGCTTCGTTCAAGAATGAACTAGTAAGCTGACCTTGTTCCTTTGCAGCGAGTACCATCTGCTGAATACCGCGTAGCTGTTCGATACGTTTAGCAGGTAGGTCTAAATCATCACGCAGTTGTATGCTTATGTTACCCTCTCTATCGCGCCCAATCTCAAAGTACTTGTCGATACCATGAGCGAGTGAGGCTTTGGCGAACGCTTTACCTGTACGGCTCTCTTCCGTAGCCACACCACGTGCGCCTGTCACAATAGAACTAGCTTCGAGGATAGCCTTACGAGTTTGGTTGTATCCGTATTTGCCGCCCAACATAGGGAAGGCAACCATGGGAACCTGTGACAAGTTAACAATAGCCGATGCAACGTTAAAACCGATTGTATATACAAATGCACCTTGGTTAAGGTTTTTAACTACGTTCTCAAACCCTTTGTTCTTCGCGCCATTAAGTACGAAATCCACACGGTTATTTAACTCTTCCGCAAGTTGTACCTGATAGCTAGTTTTTTCAGGCATCTCTTCGTCAGATACCGTATTGTTAAGCTCGGTTTTAAGTTGACCTAGCTCACGAACAGACTCTAATCTTACAATCTGTGCACCAGTCTGGTAACCCTTACGGTTTAACGCGTAGTTCGCATCAGTAACAAAACCTATTGTGTTCTTACGGCGCTTGTACCCCTTCAATATAGAGGCTTCTGGTAACGTGTTTATGTACACATCAATTACATCGTCGATTGCTTCTTTCGGCACTCCGTTCTCTTTCATCTGTTTCAATATATCGTACATGAATGAAGTAGGCGGTACATCGTCTATAGTCGGCGCTTGGTTAGAACGTTTTCGCCTCTTAACAGAACCTTTTACGTAGCCGGAATCACCTTTTAGGGCTTCTACAAATAAATTTGCTTCAGACTCGCTTTCAAACTGTCTAACTGCGCCAACTGGAAAACCGTTCTCGTCTTTTATCTCATAAGCAACTACATAGTCACCCTCACGCATTAGCGGGAAGTACACGTCTAACTGTGATTCGTTTATTAACTTATCAGCGAGTTTGTCAATTAGTCCAGCGCTTTGAGAAGAGCCAGATTTTTCTATAGTTTCTGCTATACGTTTACGTAGTGTCTCTCCAAGCTCAAAACGTTGGTCCTCATAGAATGTACGCATCTCCTTGTACACCCACTTAGCCGCAGGGTCCATCGCGTCCCACCATTCTTTAGACTGTTCGTATGCTTCTTGTCGGTCAACATCTGTGTAGTGCGACTTTGACTTGTTTAGTACGTCCACTTGCATGATGGTTGCACCGAAGTCAGGGTCGTAGATAAACTGGTTTAGCAACTTACGCTGTGCGTCAGATAACTTATCGTACAGTTTACCGATACGTACCAGTTTATCCTTAATGTTCTGGTCCATTACCTCTTGTCTACCGCGCTGTTTATTGAACGCTTTTAGCATCCTATGGCCGATGTCTCCCAAACCATAATATTGCGCTACATCTGCAAGTCCCTGCATTTGTAGGGCTTTGTTGAATATCTTTTTAACGGGCTCTGAAGCTTCTTTTACAAAGTCAACAGCATTGTTAGTCCATGCTCTTTGTTCCGCAGCGTTAGCCGTTTTTCTTGTAAGACGTTCCTCTGTCTCGCCTAGTTTGGAACCAGCCAAGTCAGGCGTAGCCGCCATAAACAAATCACCCGCAGGGCGAGTAGTTGGAGCAGGGTGGATGATAGACATAACCAAGCTGTCTAGCTCAGACATCGCGGAGTTAGGCGATTTTGTCTCAAGGTTAAACAGACGGCGAACGGCGTTCATAATAGTATTTATGAACTGCCTCCACGCAGGGACAGGTGAACCATCAGTGCGTATACGTGCAAGTTCTTTCTGGAAGTCAGGGTTACTAAAGGCTTCAGCAACGAATTCGTCTAAGTCCTGAGTACCGTAAGCAGTGCCTAACTTGTCTTTTACGGCATCGTATAACCGCTGCAACTGCTTAGTTGTAGCGTTTGACTTGTTAGCTAGTGTCTCACTTGTTACTGCGTGTAGTGTCTCATGCAGCACAGTGTGTACGTTCATGCCGTCAACAGAGTCAAGGTAAATAGTGTTTTGGCTAGGGCTAAAGAACCCCGCAACCGCTGTACCGTCAGGCGCAGTAAGGTTTCGCATGACTACAACCTGTGTAACCCCTGCGTTCTTAGCTAGCTTCTGCATCAAGTTTTTTAAACGGGCATTGTTAACTGTCGTACGTAAACGTGTTAGTGCTTCTGCTAGCCTATTCCCGGTAAGAGACGACCTTACGTTGAAAGGTACGGGTTTCGTAGTTTCTAGTAACGCGTCGATAGGCAGGTTTTTGACATCGCGTTTCTTAGCTTTAATTTTAGCACGTATCTCTTTTACACGATTCTCAAGTGGGCGTACTTCCATGTTGTAGAAGTCACGGTATTTCGTACCTTTTAGTTCGTCAGCTTGTATTTCAGCTTGATTAAGTCTAGCTTCAGTAGCTTCTAACTCAACCTGTAAGTTGTTTATATCTGCCATAGCAACGTCAGCAGTCATGCCGATGTTTTTACGGTTAAGTTCAGCACGACGAGTAATATCACTAGACTTCATGCGTTTTTCGACACGTGCAGCTAGGGGTGCAAGAGCAGGGTCAGCTTTCATGCCCTTCAAGGCTTCTTTAGCCACTTTCTCACCTGTACCCGACCAACGTTTGTCCGTAGGGTTAGCTTGCTCGTTCATCTCCAACTCATAAAGACGTTTGCCTTCTTCGCCCTTCTTCGCTTTACCCCTACGCGGTTGGCGCTCAGGTTCTTTTGCGGTAATATCGAAAGCAATAGAATCGACTAACACATCGACATCGCCTTCTGACGCATTAAGGTATTTGTTAACGGCGGTGTTTTGCGACTTGCGTATGTTGTTAGCGGCATCAGCTACTTTCTGGTCTGTCCGTTCTGAAACAACCTGCTCGTTCTTTTTACCTGCCCTTACTGCTTTTACACTACGTTCAGCGCGACGTTGTTCCTGCTTAGGCGAATCTTTTTTCGCAGCAGGGGCGGTCTGTTTTGGAGATGCTTTCGTACCCGGCGCTTTAGTAGTTTTCGCCTTAACAGGTTTCTGTGTTTTAGGCTTAGTGTCAGTTTTTTGACGCGCTACTGTAGCTGTTTTAGTTTTTGAGGCAGGTCGTGCCTCTTTAACGGTCTTAGCGGGGCGTACGGGAGTACTATCTCTAGCCTCAGTGCTTGGCACTTGTGGGGCTTGTGGTGCTTGCACTTGTTGAGTTTGTTCATTTATCCCCATCCTTACCGCTTGGGTTAATGGAGCTTCGCCTACCTGTTCAGGTGAGCGAGGCTGTTGTACCTGCGGTGAGGGTGCAGGGCGTGCAGTACGACGTTGGGCTACCAACTCTTGCAGGCGCTGACGGGCTTGCGCTTGACGGTCTTTACGCCTTTGGCGCTGAGCTTGCCCACGCTCCAGTTCTTTGCGTACTTGTCTCTGGCGGTTACGACGCGGGTTAATCCCCGGCTGGCGGTCAAAATCCAGCTCTTGCTGCGGAGACACCTCGTTAGTGAGCGGTTCTGGGCGCTCTGTACCCTCACGACGTTGGATAGTCTCAATGCCGGGGTCTTCAGGAAACAGCTCTTGTTGCCCACGAACAGACTGCGGTCCTCTAAAATCAAGTTCACGCTGGTATTCGCGGTCTTCTTGTTCAAACAGCGCGTCGAGTTCTTCTTGGTCGGCACGGGCTTTGTCTTCTGCTTCCTGTGCACGTGCGGCTTCCCCGCGGCGACGCATAAGGCCAGCGGTATCTTGTCCACGCTCACGTGCAAACATATCTTGTTGTTCCCCGGCAACTAACGCTTCATTCCGTAAGTCGTTTTCACCTCTTTCATCAGCACGACGCGCTTCTTCGAGCAGGTCTAACTGTTCCGGCGTCTGGGTATACCCACTGCGCTCTGGCGTGCGGCCTTCTTTCTGAAGCTCGACCATCGTAGTGATGTCTTCTTCAGTCAGAGTAGCAGGGTCTACATCACCGTCAGCGGTTAGTTCTGTAATTGCTGCGTCAATTTCTTCTGGCGACGTGTCAGCAAGCTGGTCGGTACGCGCTCCGGCAATTAGGTCTTCCTGCCCAAGATTCCGTTCTTCTCGTTCAGTGGCGGTTTCCAACGTATCTTGGTCGAACAACGACAGTTGCTCTTGTTCACCAGCAAGCTCGTCGGCGGCGGCTTCTATTTCTGGGGTGATTTCAGTCCGCTGCTGTTGTTCGCTAGCTTGGGCCGCTGGAGTAGTTTCCTCTGAACTTGTTTCAGTGTCTTGTTGTGTATCGCCGGGTATCCCACGACGTCCCGGTACAACTGTGTCGATAACACCTTGGAAGATAGCGCCAGCCGCCGCACCGATGCCACCTTCTTCTGCGGCTTCGTAGTTCACAATGGCTTGGTCAGGGTTGTACCCGCGTTCGATAGCATTCTGAGCAACAGCAGCGCCAAACTCTTGTAGACCTTCTACAGTACCAGTCTTACCTGCGTTTTTAATCCTAGACGCCGCGTTCGTTACTACTTCTGGGTCAGCAACTCTGATTAGGTCGTTAAGAGCATCAAGCTCAAACGCCTCAAACATTCGCCCTAGTGGTAATATCTCTGTAGCACCAACTAGTGAACCTAGTATTGCCGCTGTGTTGCGGTCCTCTTCGGTTGCGCCTTCTTCACGTGCGCGTTCGGAGGCTTCACCTGCACCCGCGGCTACGCTTACAGTGCCTGCGGCGGTTAAAGCACCTGCGGAACCTAGCGGGGTAGCTGCTAGAGCGGCGGTAGGCAATAATGCGGCAATAGAACCTATGCCAGAACCGAGTTTGTAGGATATAGAGTCAGGGTCACCGCCTTCTGGCTTATAACCACCAAAGAAGTTTTTAATTTTTTCTCGTGACTCTAATTCTGCCTCTTCTTCCTGCAATGCAGCAAGACCTAGTGCGGCTGTTTCCCCTAAACCAACAGCCCCAGAGCCAACACCCTTAAAGAAGTTACCAAGAACACCAGTGTCCTTTGCTTCTCTAGCGTCCGTGTACTCTCTAGTTACAAGTGTACCTGCTTCGGCAGGGTTGAAGCCTTGGTTCATTAAAGCACGACGATAAGCATCGCTCAGTTCGCTAGCCGCTGCTTGGTTATCAGCCATAATGGCCCTACGTAGGCCACTACGTAACTGTTCTGGAGTTGCCATTTGCGCTCCTTAGTCTAGATACTGGGACGCATTATCCGATAACCCAAAATCTACGTCTTGTTGTGATTGTTTGTTAGACTTATTGCCTATATCGGGTAATTCTACACCAATTTCGCGTGCTAGTTGCTGGATAAGCGGTGCGTAGTAAGCTAAACCAGACTGCTCATTAAACTTCTCAAACGCCACAGCGATTGTAGCTTTAGCTTGCTTGCGTTCTTCTTCGCTAGCTTCTGGGTTAGCGGCTACCATAGCCACTTCTTGTAAGCCCCCTAGCACAGTAGACAACGCTTCAGACTCCGCAGTAGAGAACGAATCCATCAATCTTGCAAGTGCCATAAGCGATTGTGGCATCATGCTACGTTCCGCAGTAGAAGCCCTTAACACAGATTGGAACTGCTGCATCTGTGCACGTAACACATTACCGAGTGAGTCGGCTTTTGTACCTAAGACATCCATCTTGCCTTTGTATTGCGTGTTCAAGAAATTAGATTGGGCTTGGATTTCTTGATTGGACATCCTAGATATAGTATCCGCTAATGTGTTTTGTTTTGCCATAGCTGATTTGTACGACTCAGTAGCCGAAGTTTCAGCGGCATTCAGAATTTCACCTTCTGTAGCGTCACGGGCAGTCATTACTTCATACAACTGCTTTTGTGCGTTACGTTCAGCTTGGTCTGCTCTTTCCATCTCAGCAGCACGGGAAGCACTTGCACGGGCAAACCCAGTACCTATATTGGTTGTGCCTGCAAACCCACGTAAGAAAGCGGAGATACGCTTCATGCGCTGGCGTTTCGGGTCGTTCTGACGCTCAAAAGTTTCGCGCATAGTTTTAAGAGTTTTGTCATACTCACTAAGACGCTCGTCCATTTTAAAACGTTCTAGTGTATCCTCGAAGTCTTTGTCTTTTTGCGCTCGTAATTCTTCTTCGCTTCGTAGTTCGCCAAACTCTTTTTCAACGTAGTCCGTAACATCCCCACGTATCTGCATAGAGTCAGGACGTTCAAGCTCAAGACCTGCCATTTCATCGGTTACTTCGTTAAGCCCTTCAGTATAATCGTCAATAGCCGTTTGCGGTGTAGCATTCACGTTCTGCATAGAGAACCCGCCACCTCCGCTACCAACGTTGGCTATACCACCTTGTTGTTGGTTTTGTTCTGGCGGCTGTTGCTGTGTAGTAGGCCCGGTCTGTGTAGGAGGCGGTAAATTCGTAGGTTCAGATACAACTGCATCTACCTCGATACCTGCATCAACTAGTGGGTCAGCCTGCTCCATAGCAGGTTCCGCAACTCCAACTTCTTCCTCTTGGCCCATGTCTGCTAACGCGTTATACGGGTTACCGGGCATTAGACCACCTTCGTCGCTTATACCCTCAAAGAAACCGGGAATATCTTCAGTGAAGAACTCGCTTATCCCACCAGTGATTTCGTTACGTCTGTCGTATTCGTCCAGCAACTCTTCGATAGCCTCTTCTGATAATCCGCTTTGTCTACGCAAGTTGCGCTCATATTCAAGGCGCTCAGAATCCGCGGCCACCAACTGACTTTCACCTTCGCCAGCATAACGTTTTACTGCACCGCCACCCGAATAGGCACGCATAATGCCTCCCTGTGAGGCGCGTTGTACCGGGGCTTGTTGCTGCTGTAATGCCGCTAAGCCTTGCTGTGCTTGTGCCCCCGCTTGGGGCGCTTGTTGCATAGCAGCTTGGGCTTGTGCCTGTTTACGCTGTAACGTAGGTGCTACTCGGCCCACCATTTCTTGTTTGGTGCGCTGCAATAGTTCTTGTTCACGTTGTTGTTTAATCGTAGCAGGGTTTTGCTGCATCTTGGCCTGCATATCACGAGCAGCCGCGTCTTTCTCCGACTTCAGACGTTGCAAAGCCAGTAAATCTATTAACTGCTGACTAGCGGCATACTTTTGCTGTAGGCCCTGTGGGTTACCGCGATACGCATCTGCGGTCTGGTTTACAATTTGGTCTATACCCGCCATGACTTAATCCCCCGTACCCGTGATGTCACTTAGGAAGTCCATAATACCCCCCGTTGACGACATAAACGTACTCAAGCCACTAGGCGCTTGGTAGTTATAGTTCTGCGCTGCTAGCGGTAGCCCTTGTAAGAGTGACTGCATAAACTGCACTTGTTTGTACGGGTACATACGCTCTTGTTCAAATTGAGCTAAGTCAGCCTGCATACCTTGTTGCTCGATGTCTCGTTGCATCTGGCCGCCTTGCTGCTGTGCACCTAACGCGGCAAGTCCGTAGTTTTGCGCTTGTCCCGCCGCGTTAAGACCTAAACTCTGCTCAGTATTAAACTGGCTAGCACCTTGGTTATAAGCGTTCATATACCCTTGGTTTAGGGTTTGCGCAATCTGGTCTTGCAAGTTACGGTCAAGTTCAGCGTCCATAACAGCCTGTCGGCTACCACCGAAAGCTCCGGCCTTAGCTAACTGACTGTCTTGTCGTGTCTGGCTAATCTCTGACTGTCGTCTTAACTCGTCAAGTTGCGGTTGCAAGGCACTTTGCAGATACGGGTTCATAAACTGCTGAGACGTACCGGGGTCAGTAAAACTTCCCGGTGTAAAATTAGTCTGTTGCCCTGTAGGAACGGCGAGATTAGCGAGTCCTTGGAACGCTTGGTTTTGCAGGTTGCTTTGTCCTGCGGTAAGCGGTCCTGTGTAGGCTTGGTATGGTTGGTCACCGAGGGCTTTACCTCGACCTAACATCTCTGTCACATATGGGCCAGCCCAGTTAGATAACGAAGACTCTTTGCCTGTAACTTTACCCGCCATAGGGTCTGGAATTCCTGCTGTAGTAGCCATAATTTACCTCGGCATCATTCGTTCTGGGTCTATTTCTTTACCCTGTTCTTTTTTACCTGTACGCTCTTTACGGATACGCGACATCATTTCCTGTAACACCTTAGCACCTGCTTCAGAGTTGCCGTTTCCTAGATGACTAACAACATCAGCAGGAATAACGAATTCACCATGGCTAAGTGCAGCGGGGTCTTTATTGTCGATTTTTGTATCAATCTCGTCAGACATGCCATCGGTTTTCCCTCGCAAATACCGTCCTTCTTTTAATGTGGCGATACCGCCAGATGCGTAACGACTACGAGGCATACCGCCTTTGTATAACTGCTGCTGCTGTAGAGAAAGGTCGTTTATAGGTTGCCCACCAGAGTTAGCGGGTACTGAAGCAATGCCCTGTGTCTGGTTCGGGTTTCGGTTAATAGCAGGTGCTGGCATACCATCACCCTGAGAGCCACCAGAATACGTACCGTCAGTAAAATAACGACGCCCTGCACTACCGGGACGACGGTTAGGGTCGTTGGGCATATCCAGCTTTTGTCTATTGTATTGGTAGTTCGGTATCTTACCTTGGTAGCCTGTCGGGTCTATGTCGTTTTGCCCAAACATAGTCGCAAGTCCCCCGCCAACAATAGACGCAACTGTCTGCCCAGTGTCATCCTTTAACCAGTCCCACGCTTTCTGTAGAATGTTTTCACTAGAAGAATCCTGTGAATGCCCCGCAGCCGCCTTAGGGTCTGTATAAATACTTCCCGCCATTATTATCTACCTTCTAAAATTCTGAGCAGCTCATTTAATTCATTATCAACTAAACCGCCTTGTTTGTACATAAATTGTCCGTACCTACCGTCACGTTCTACTGGAGTTTGCTGTGAGAACGGGGTAGTGAACAAATTCTCTTGGTCCGGAGTTGCAAATACGCTGTCAAAATCATACAGGTATTCTATCTCCGCTAACTCTGGATTGGTAACTTCTAAGGACGGTCCTTGCATAGCTTCTAGCATAGCCGCACTCGCCTCTGCATCCGCACGTCTTTGTTCAGCTTGTGCTTGTGCTTGTTGTTGCGCCTGTATCTGCCTCTGCTGTTCTTGCTGTTGTTGCCGTATAAATTCGTCGTATTGTTCTTGCTGTTGGTCTAAGAAGGCATTAAAGTCAAAGTCCGTCTGCGTCTCAACTAAAGGGTCAACCTGTGTATCAGTATCAGTATCAGTAGTTGTACCTACGTCAGTAGTTGTATCTACGTCAGTAGTTGTATCTACGTCAGTAGTTGTATCTACGTCAGTAGTTGTATCTACGTCAGTGGTTGTATCTACGTCAGTGGTT